ATTCTGAAGTTGCCGCACTCATGGCCACACTGGCCAATGAATGCAGCCTGCTGGCGAGGTGTCAAGATCTCAAAGCGCTGGAAGGTTTCGTTCAGCGGGTCAACCCACTTGGGGTCGATGTGCAATTGCGTGAGTTGTTCAGCGTTGACCATTGGCGATTTTCCTCATTTCGTTGTAGGAGTCGATGCAAGCGTTGAGCTGGTTGATTGCGCGGTCTCCATCGGCTGTGATCTGGGCGATGAGCCGGATGGTTTCTCGCTCGGTGTCAGAAGCCTCACCAGTCTGTCCGTCAGGTTGGGCTCTCGCTTGGTCGCTATTTCCGGCGGCAGGGGTGGGATCTGCGGGGGCTTGTACACAACTTGGGGTCGGGAGCCGCAGCCTGCCAGCAGCAATGAGGCGATTAAGATCAGTTTGTTTCTTGGCGACATCGGTGTTTGCCTTTCTCAGTTCGTCATCTTTGGCAGCCACAGCCGTGGCCATCTCTTGCTCTTTTGCACGGGACTCCTCGTTCTTGCGAGCAATCTCTACTTGCATCTCAGCGTCACGCTGCGCCCAGCCCTTGTGGTGGCCAGTGAAATAGGTGGTCACTGCGATCAGAGCAGCGCCACCCAGCGCCCAAGGCAGAGGTATGCCAAACATCAGCCGACCTCTTTGCGTGCAGCGGCCAGCACCTCACGCTCTGCGTCATCCTCAAGATGATCTGGCGGGGTGGTTGGTGGTGGGCCCGGTGTCCAAGACTCGTCAAGCTCTGGGTTCTGGTAGCCCATCCAGTTGAAGTTGGGCAGGGTTGAGGCAGATGCCACTGGCGCTGGCGCAGTTGGCACTGGCTGGCATGGCACAGCAGCAGGCGGTGTCGGTGGCTTGGGTTGGCTCATGGCATTGGACGCAGCGCCCACAGCACGCTTGCCAACCACGCCACCAATGCCACCCACAATCAGCAGCACAATGTCGTTGAGCATCTTGGTGTAAGCCTGGTCAATGGGGGCCATTGACTTGATCGGCTGCGTCACAAAGGTCACTGAGTACAGCAACGCAAACACAATGAAGGTCAAGATCAGTGTGATCATAATGACCACGAAGCCCCAGATGCGGACTTCAATCTGGTCAGCGGACAGGTGTTGGCTCTGAGGCTGGTCGGGTTTGTTCAATTTGCTTCTCCAAGATGGGGGCGACAAGATATTCTGGGCAAGTCTGCGTGAACTGGCAGCGTGGCTTCTGACATTGTTCTTTGTAGAAGTTGTCTGGGTTCTGGCAGAAATAGCGATATTGCTCCTCGCACGCCGCAAGCAGCGTGACAAGCAACAAGGTCAAAATCTTTAGGTTTCTCATTTGCCTCCAAATGGGATGCTGGATTTTATGAAATCAATGATTGACTTGGAGTCTTCAACGGGCAAAACATAGAGGATGTCAAGCAAGTGGTGGACAAGGATGAGGACGCAGCAAGTCTTGAGGAAGCGGTCAAAACCGAGTTTCCAGTCAGCACCAACATCGAACCATTTGATGAGCTTCCACACATCGTCAGCACCCGTATTTGCGGCAGAAGACGAACAACTCCCAGCCGCCCCACATCAGACCGCAGAAGATCAGCACAGAGATCACCACAGCGATGGCCGTTTCAAGTTCCTCTTGGTCTTTTTGCTTCTTGCGCCGAGCGTCTTCCTTAGCCTTACCAGCGGCTTTAGCTGCCTCTGCTTCCATCACCGTAGCCCGAGCCTTGATCTTCTGCCACACATCCATCTTGTTGGCATTCCAGAAGAGGCGCTTTAAGTCTTCTTCAAACTCTTTTTGAGAGTCAATGGCCAACTCAATCTCAAGCGCCTTGCCCATTGACGAGCCGCCAAACGTGCCAGCCTTGGCAGCTTCAGCAGACGCAATGGCATTGGCTTTGGCATCGAAGTATTTGCCCAGCATGGGGGCCAAAGACTCCACGCTCTGCGCCGTTGCGCTGGCCTTCTTGACCAGCCGCACCGCATTGTTTACCGCATCAAGGGCGGCATCTGGATCGAGCAGCATACCAATCATCTAAGCACCCACTGAAGAATCGGAATAATAGAAAACGCAGCCCAAGTAGTCAGGCAAGAGACCAAGGCCGCAGCGATAAAAGCAACGGCCCAGTCTTTCATTTGTCAGCCTTGTTATCAAGTTTGTCAAAGATTTGCCGCAAGATGTCTTTGATCTCTTTGATGTCAGACTTGTAGTCGTCCTTCTGAACATAGGTCAAAGGCATATTGCGTTCCATCTCAGAAAGTTTGTCTTCTGATCGCTGAAGGCGTTGCATGACTTGATAGAACACAAAGGCTCCCAAAAACCCCGCAACCGAAACTACAAGGTTGAAAAGTTGTGGGTTGTCCATTAGTTCACCTCGGGCCAAGTCAGTTGCAAAGCAGCCAATGCGTCAACCGAAGTGCAAGCTGTGATTGCCGCCTCGTTTGCGTCCGATGCCGCACGAATGGCAGAGCGAGCTGCCAAGGTGTCAGCGTCCACAGGCTTGATGCCTTCAGAAGCGCGAACAACTTTCCAATCAGTAGCCGCCAGCAATGAGCCAGCAGTGGCCTTGACTTGGGCAATCATCTGCGACTTCAAGCCTTTAGAAACCAGACGCTTGGTTGTTGGAACCATTGCGGGTTGACCGTCAACTTCACCAAGTTCCATCACGAACATTGGGTTACCGTCTTGGTCAACTTCTTCACGGTCTTCCAGTTGCTTGGGATTACCCACGCTCCAGTAGAAGCGATCATCGTAAGGCGCAGGGTCTGCAACCTCAGTGATGCCAATGACAATCTTCTCTGCAAGCGTTGTCAGGCGAAGCCAGTTTGCTGGATACTGCACACCGTTGTGGGTGAAAGCAGTGTCAAGAGCAAGGGGTTTGTCGTTCAGTAAAAACATGGTTGTTCCTTATCGTGCGAGAGAGTTCTTGAAGGGGTTTTCGGCAAAACAAGCATAGATATAGGTCTGTCCGTTCGTGCTCCAGCCAGCAGACGCGGTTCTAACCTTGAATCCATTGGACAGGATGTCGATCGGGAAACTGCTTGCAGGCGAGAACTCGGCATTCGATAGGTTTGGGTACAAATGCAGCCCAGACGGGTTTGACAAGTCACGTGCCGTGTCTACCAGATACCACTGCTCGGAGGCGCTGGCGTTCTTGATGAGCACCCACCGAGGGCGGAAGCCTGTGAACACAAAAGGCCCATCAGTGCTCGAACCATTGCCCACATAGCTACCGAACTTGCTGAAGCCTGCGACTTCTGCGAATAGGTAGGCGACATAGGTTTGGCCTGATTGGTTGATGTTGTTGTCTGTTCCAAGCGAGAACACGGATGATGTTGGCGCGGTGTTGTTCCAGATTGTTGAGCCAGCCCCCGCAGCACCTGTGCTGTTCAGGTTGATGTAGTTGCCCCAACCAAGAGCCGCCCAGCCTGTGATCCAGTTCCATGTAGTCGAGCGTGATTTCACAATCATCATGCTCGGCGCAACACCAAGGCTGTGTGCCACAGTAGTAGCCGAACCCGTCCCCGTATAAGTCACAATGTCAAAGCCAGCAGAGGGGCTTTCTTTCCATGCCCAACCCACGTAGGTTCGCCCATCAACATAGTTCGACCAGCCATCCGCAGAATCAGTTCCCAAAGAAAAGCCATCTGAATTAAATGATGTCAGTTGGTCAGTTCTTGTATCTTCTGCCGAAGTTGAGTTCGTATGAAGTATTTTTGTATTGCCAGTAATTGTATTAAACAAAGCGTGCTGAGTTGCTATACTTCTGCCTTTAATCCAAACGAAGTCAGGTGCGAACGCATAGCCCGTGATTGAGCGAGAGGAGCCTGTGCCGCTCCACAGCTTTGCATCAAAATACTGGTTGCCCTTCTTGATAGTAGGCTCGGGCAGGTTCAGCGTGTTCAGCGCCTTGAAGCCGCTGGGCGGCGTGTAGGCGAAGGGGCGCTGGCCGAAGTTGATTGCAAAACTTGATGTTCCAGACTGATCGTAACCAATGAGTGCAACAAGACTTTTTCCAGACAATCCACTAAATGCCTGCCCTTGCGACACATTGTTTTTGTAGAATGTAAGCGTACCTGCGTCCATATCCAGAGCGATACCAATAACATCATTGGTAGTTGAGCTGGAACCATAAGCCGCAGCACCAGTATTGTATTTGTTGCCGTTCTGCGTGTAATAAAGCCAACCTGCTCCGCTTGTAAAGTTCTGAGTTGTTACATTTGCTGTATCAAGCGCAACGCCAATTCCGATCCCGTTCGTGGTTGGAGCAGACACCAAAAACACTTCCCAATACCACTTACCAGATGTCATTGCCATTGAGCCGTGAACCTGCCATGCGGCAGCAGTTGCTGGGGTAAATGCGCCTTGCAAGTTGGCAGCAGAAAGAGTTGTGCCAAAATTCTTTAGCGGATTCAGAACAGCATAGTTCCCACGCCCATTCCCGCCATCAGCGTACAGCGTAGGGACATCCAGCATGGAGTCGTAGGTCACGCCAGCCGTCACCGAGATGTTGTTCGGTGTCCAGTTGTTGCCGTTGCCTGAGTAGTCCTTGCCGATGGTCGTAGCAGTGTTGCTAGAGTTATCGCTGAAGTTCAGATAGAAGCCGTTTGTGCCGTATGTGCCAGCGTACTTCTTTGGCTTCCACACGCCAGTGATGCTGTCGGTTTCACCGAAGCTGGAGGGTGTCAGGGCTTGACCGTCAATGAAGTTGACCTCGGTGAGGTAGCCGTCAAAGTACGCGCCACCGCCTCCGTTTGTGTCCTTGCCAATGTTGTTTGCGTAGCTGGTGGTGTTCAACATACTATCCACGTTTTGCGATGGATAAGTCACTGGGAAAGAACCGGCAATAAAGTTTGTGACTCTTGTGCCGTTTACATGCACTCGCATCCGATCAGTAGATGTTGCGTTTGTGGAGTCATAAACAACAACGATGTGATACCAAGCCGATGGGTCACGGAACACCTGAGCCGTGGTTAGCCACCCAGTGTTTGAATCAGAGTAGTTTGCAAAAACCAAACAATCTGAAGTGTCAAAGTACACTTGTGTGTAGTAATACGTCCCAGAGATAAGGCCAGCATTGATGAACGGACTATTGGCAGCAAGTTTTCCACGCTTGACCCAACCACTCCATGTCCAAGTCTTGCGGTTGCCAGCACTCGCAGGAGTCCGATTGAAATAAGCAGACGCAGAAGAACGCAGCCGCACAGAACGGCTGATCTGGTAGTCGCCACCAGCGGCAGCGAGTAATGGGGTTGCGTTAATTACACTCATTTCACATCACCAATCAAACGAGCAGTGATGCGGGTGGAACTTTCCACATAATAGGCCAGCACATCAACAGCCGAAGCAGTCGTGGTCAGGGTCGGTGCAGTTCCGTTGGCAAACTTGAAGTAGCTACCGTAAGCCAAAGTGCGTGAGCCTGTACCGTCTTGGGTAATCACAATCACACCAGACTGACCAGCAGTCAAGTTGCTTGGGTTTGCCAATGTACGGTTGCCGCCCAGAGTCACAGAGAAGTTGTTGGCAACAGCGAAGTCTGGGGTAATGGTTGCGCCATCAGTGAGAGCCGACACAGTGCCACGCTGGGCTGCTGTAAATGTCTGAGCCACAGCAAGGGCAGCAGCGCCCAAGTTGCTGCGTGCTGTCGCAGCGTTGGCCACATCAGACAGGTTGCTTGCCTTGGCCAGCTTCTCGCTGTCAACTTCCTCAATGGCCGCTTGCACGGTTGTCGCAGCCACGCCACCCGCAGGGGTGAAGTTGATGCTGCTTGCCACGCCCTGCACATAAGCAGCCACCCATGCGCTGCCCGTGTACAGCTTCATAATCCCAGACACGCTGTTGAAATACAACGAGCCAGCCACCAAGGCGTTGCCGTCATTGTCAACAGATGGGTCGCTGGTCTTGCTGCCCAGATAGCGGTCATCAAAACTGTCATACACAGCCAGGGTCTGATCGCGTGCAGCCTCGGCAGCGGTCTTGGCTGTTGCCGCATCAGTGGCACTGCTGGCAGCGTTTGTCGCGCTTGTTGACGCATTGCTGGCCGATGTGCTGGCATTGCTGGCAGAGGTCGAGGCAGCAGAGGCGCTTGACGAGGCAGCCGAGGCAGAAGCCGCAGCGGCAGTTGCAGAGGATGTCGCAGACGCAGCGTCCACCAACAGCGTCCACTTGGCAGAGTCAGTGTTTGTGCTGATCGGCTGTGAGCCACTGGATGTGTGCTGTGTCAGACACTGCCAGATGTTGTTGTTGCTGGTGTCCTTGACAATGTCGCGGACATAATACAGCGTGCCACTGGCCCAGTTGCCACGGTTTGTGCCAAGCGTTTCACCCAGAGCTGGGTTGCCATCACTGTCAAAGCCAAGCGTCTTATTGGCGCGAAGCGATGCGCGTGGCAGCGTCATGTTGATTGTGGTCGGGTCAGTCTGCGGCGCAGTCAAAGCACGCTGCAAACCCTCGGCATTCTGCTGGGCGAAGATGGTCTGCTGATCCATCTCGTCATTGACCGTGTTGGCAAAGAAGTCGCCGCCAGTCACAAAGTCTGTGGTGCGCTGAATTGTGCGGTTTCCCACAATGGCGATCTGATCTGCACCAGTTGGCGATGCGGTCAGCGTGATGTAGCCAGTGCCGTTGGTGTTGATCGTGACTGTGTAATCAGTGGTCAGAGTCAGCAGCGCGTCATCTTTGTAAACTGCCACATCGGTGTTGGCGAGAATCTCAAAGGTGAAGTTGTACGGGCCAGTCCCGCTGGCCACATAAACGACTCGGCGAGTCACGTTGGAAATTGGGACGGCCATAGCTTAATCCTTCCTTTTGGCAATTGTATGAAATTAGTCGGGTTTGTAAAAGAGGCTTTGTGATTGTCTTGTTTCGCGCAAAGCTGCAATTTTGTCCACCAAATCTGAGTTTCTTGAAAGCAATATTTGCTTTGCCCCGACTTTGGTAACTTGCCCTGTTTGCGGATCAACTCGACCATTCATCAGCTCGCTGTGCAATCTCTGAACTTGTTGCTGTTGGTCGCCAGAAGGAAGCATTGCAAAACCTGGCGTTGCCATCAACTCGCCAAGTTTTTCCTTGGCATTTAGTTCCTTGCCATATATTGTCAGTAATTCGTTGTACTGGAACGCGTCCATCTCAACCCCATCCACTTTGCGGTCAGGCATGTTGATTGGCGAGCTGCCACCAAGAGCGCCAAGCTGGAGTAAGGCCTCATCCACCTCGCTGAACTGCACGGGACTGACACGGGTTGGCAGTACCATCTCATAGGGTTTACCCTGTCCTGATTTAATTGGGTCGCCCCAGAGGTTGAGCTGATCAGGCAAGTCTGCGTTGAAATACGGCAGGCGAGACTTGTAGCGGTTAAAGGCCTCCACAAAGCCACGCACACCCATTGGCAAATCTGGGCTGGCACGGCTGTCTTTGTTGGTCGGGTCGCCAATGCGCTCCATTGCAGCGATCAGCGAGCTGTAAGCGCCAGCAGGCGAGCCACCAATCACAAAGCCACCAAACTGCTTGGTCAGGCCATCCACAATTTTCTTGCCGTCAACCTCGCCTTGCTGGTTGCTGCCAATCAGACGCGAGACATCGGCCACGCCTTGCAGATAAGGCTGCTCTTTGAGGTACTCATAGAGGCCATAAGTCGCGCCCAAGAACACTTGCTCCACCTTGCCAGCGTCTGGCTCATTCTTGGCGTATTCAGCGTAATCGGCAGCAATGGCCAGCAGCGCTGAAATCGGTTCCATGCCTTGGTAGCTCACCCACTCATTGCCGACCCTGATGCTGTAAGGCATCCAGCCGTCACGCATGGCAGCCTCGCGGTCAGCCTTGCGAGCTGGGCCACGGCCAGTGATGTTGCCCTCGGCAGCAGCCGCGCCAAAGGTTGCCAAAATAGCAGAGCCCATTGTGACTTTGGCCAAGGCCATGTCGCGGTAAATGCCACCCTTGGCCACCTCGTCACGCCACTGCGATGACAGCGGGGCAAACGGGGTGCGCTCAATGACTTGCAAACCAATGTTTGCAGGGGTCTTGAAGAACGGCACAACGACTTTGAGAGCCGGGTGGTTGAACACATCTTGCAGGCTTTTCAGCGCTGGCGGCAGATCAGAGGTGAATGTCCCCTTCTGGGCGAATTCCATTGCCGCTTGGTCAAGATCTGCTGGCGGGTTGGCAAACAAGCCCTCAATGTCCGATGCTGCCTTGGCGGCTGCGTCAGTCTCGTCCATGCCAGCCTCAAGCGCATCGCGGTAGATCTGCTTGCCTCGGCGGGTCAGCTGGGTGTTCAGCTCCATGCGGTACATCACACCCTTGAAGAACTCGTCCTGAGTCATCAGGGCGCGGCCAGGCAATGTGATGGCTGTGCCGTAATAATCCAGCCCCTTGCCAAGCCATGTCTCTGGGCCTTGGCCAGTCACGCGCTGCAATGTCTCGCCCATGCTCTCTTGCAAGCCACGCTGGTTCTCAATCTTGGACATCATGTCGCTTGGAGTCTTGGTCTTCCAAGCAGTGCTGGCCAGTTGCAAGCCCTCAGTGATGCCGTGGCGCAAAGACTGCACCATCGTCAGCGCTTCATCAAATGCGACCTTGTCATCGGCAGAGCCGGGGACAAGCGCCTTCCAGCTGCGCACGCCGTCAGGCAGCACATTGCCATAGAAGCTGGCCACCATGCGCTCTGGGATTTGATACAAACCAAAGAGGCTGTTGCCGATGATGTTCTTGGCGTGCGACACAGGCGAGGACAGCAAGCCGTTGATGTAAGTCGTGAACCAGATGTCCTTGACACCCGAAAACATGGACTTCTCAACCATAGCGTTTTGAGCGGCACGGCTCTCCAGCGTCAGGTAGCTGCGAGCCATGTCTTGCAGGGCTGCATCCCCACCGTACTGGTCAAGCACTTGGCGCACCATAGCGGCGTTGCCCTCACGGGGAATACGGAACACAGCCAGCGCACGGGCTGTTTCTGTCTGCATACCCTTCACGCCCTTTTGAATCATGCCGTGAAAAGCAATCTGCTGGCGCAGCTTGAGCTTGTCCACATCAGTGGCAGAGCCCTCGTCCACCATCTTGAACAGACGGGTCAGCTCGTTGGCGCTGGACTCCAGCACCTCAAGCGCTTTGTAAGTCTCGACAGCGTTGGCCATCATGCGGCCATCATTGCCCACCAAACGCGAGATAAACGCCTCGCTGATGCCGTTCTCTTTGGCCTTGTCCTGAATCTCAAAGAATGTGACGGCCTTGGTCTTGATGCCCAAAGCGTCAGCCACACCGCCGACAATGGCAGCTGCGTCCTCGGTCTGGTAGCGAGACAAGTTGAACGGCTCAACGGGAACGCCAGCTTTGGCCTCGTCAACTGATGGCGATGGCTTGCCAATGTTTGGCTCTGCCGCCTTGCGAGCGGCCACAGCGCCAGCTACTTTGTCTGTCAGTTGCTGATCAGCCTCTGGGATGACCTTGTATCGGCCAGCCTTGGTGGCATCAGGCAGCTCACCGGGCAGCGTGTCGGGAACCAGCTTGCGCTCGGCTTTTGCGCTTTGCTTTGTGATCAGCTTGCGCAGGGCTGCGTCAATCGGGCCAGCCACCATCACACCCTCGTCCATGCTGGGCGTGCCGGGCTCTGTGGTCACAGGCTCTGTGCTTGGCTGCATGCCCTCGGCAGGCATTGGCTCCAGCGCAATCTCAGGCGCAGGCGCAGCCTCCTCGGCTGCTGGCAAGAGGCCACTCAGGCGTTGGTCAAGAGGTTGGATTGCCATTTACTTCTGCTCCTTGTCTTGCATTGTCGCTGCCGCGCCAGTGCCTGCCGCCACGCAACCGTGAAGTATGCGTTTGTCGTTGGGGTTCCATGTGCCTTTGTTGAACACGGATTTTACTTGTGAAGGATCAAACACACCAAGATTTTTCTTGCCGCCTTCTCGCACATAGAAAGAGTCATAACCCAGATCTTTTAGGATTTGCAAAAATTTAGGGTCTTCTATAGTTCCCCAATTTGCTGTGCCATCTTTCTTCTCAATATCAGCGTCAAGAATCCTGCGCATTTCATTTGGGTCTTTGGCTGTACGATAAATATCAACTCGCTCCATCAACATCTCAATTACTAAATTTCTATCTGCTTTGTTGTCAAAGTCAAATGGCTTTGATGCCTTAACATAAACAGGAATTAGATTGCCGCCTGTAGTTCCAACAATTGGCGCTCTCGCAAAGTCTTCAGCAAATTTTGGATCATCAGTAAAAAACATTGCGCCAATTGGTCGAGAGTCTGGACTTGGTGACATATTTGGATCAAACGACTCAAAATTGCGAGTTGTTCCGTGATACATAACAAGCGGCTGTCCTTTGCTATCTGTCACTTTGCTGTCGCCAAACCATTTCTTAAAAGCTGGTTTTGTAATGTCTCCAGCCGCAGGCACTTCAACACTTGGAGTCAACTTTGCGCCCTTTGGTGTCAGCGCTTTTTCAATGCCATCAACAGCTTCCGTGCTCATGCCGACTGGCATGCCCTTGGTTGCTTTTGCGGCTTTGACAGCTCCCTTTGCAACTGACACAACAGCAGGCGCTGCGTTTAACAATTCCATTACTGGGTCAGCCTTCAGACCAAATGTGCCAATGCCGCCAGTCGCCACATTGCCACCGCGCACAGGCATAAAGCCATAGCTCATGTCTTGCAACACTTTGCCAAGATCGCCGACCGTCAAGTCTTTCAATGTCATTGAGCCAATACCGGGCAAGCCAATAACATCAAAGTCAATTTTATCCGCGCCAGATTGAATTAGCTCACCCAGCTTGCCCACAGCGGTCTGAAATGTGTTGCGCGGAATTGGGCCAATACTTGGGCCAGCATCAGACACGGTCTGCGATGGCCCGGCAGCCAGCTGCATGCCGTCCATGCTGGGCGCGTCAAGGGCAGCAGCGTCCACTGGCATGGCAGGCTCAGAGGCAGGCATGTCAGGGAACTGCGAACTGGTCAGCCGCTGCAAATAGCTGTCTTCAATTGGGCTCAGTGCCATAGTCTGGTTCCTTATTGGGATAGGCCGTTTTGCTGTTGCAGCAGGCCGCGAATGCGCTTAACATCATTTTGCTTGGCGCGGTCGGTGCCAGCCTTGCGCTCAAGCGCAGCCAGCGAGTCCATCGTCACCGGGCCATTGATCCAGTCCTTTTTCTCGTACACCTTGAGCGCGTCAGTCGCCTGCTTGGCTGTCTCTGTGCTGCGCTTGTCAGTGACGAATTTCTCCAGCTCAGTCAAGATCATGGCTGGCGTTGGCTGCTTGCCCTCGCGCAACAGACGGGACTCAATGTCCAAAGACTGAGCCTTGAGTGACTGGCGGTTGGTGAACTCCATTGCATTCTTGTCCAGCACAATCAAGCCACCAGTTTGGTTGATGCCAGCCAGACGGTTGATGCCTCGCTCAATCTCAGACTGGTCGCGGCGGTTCTCGCTGGTGATCAGCTTCAAAGCGCCAAGAGCGTCATTGCCAGTCAAGCCTCGGCCAATGTAGCTCTTGACCTGATCGGCAGTTGTGATTGTCCCATTCAGAATGCCGCTGACCACGTTGAACTCAACCATCGGGTCGCTCTTGGGTTGCTTGGGCTCAAACATCTCTTTGATCATCGCATCGCTGACCACGCCGACAGTTGTCTTGGCCAACTCAGTGATGTCGCCACGGGCCTTCAAATAAGCCTGAGAACCCGGCGCAGAGCTGTACAGGTTTTGCATCAAGCCAACCAGCTTGACCTCGCCATTGCGCTTTTCCTCGGCCTGCTTTTGCTTGACCAAAGTCTCGCGCTGGTTGATTGAAACCATGTAATTGGCCATGACCTTGGCCTGGTCATCAAACGGCAGAGCTTTGTACACATCGGTCATCTTGCCGACATTGCCAGAGCGAATCATGGCCAGCCCCTTCTCAGGGTCAGCTGAAAACTCAGGGTCGGTCACAAAGCGCGACACCGCATTGATTTTGACCTGCTTTTGCGCATTTTCAAACTTTTCGCTGTATGTCCTTTGCACATTGGCATCGCCAAGTAGCATTGCGCCAGTGGCAATCGAATTGCGGTACTGGTCAACCAAGACATCCACGCTTTGCTTCTCGCCAGTCTTTGGGTCAATCCAAAAGCCTTGCGAGATGGCAGGCTCCAGCAAGCGAACAGCTGCGTCAAAGTCTGCGTCAAACTTGATCAAGCGCTGCTCTTTCGCACGCTTTTGCTCTGCGTCCAGCGATGCCTTCAGCACTGTGTGGCCATAGGTGGCCATGCTGGCGCGGAACTTCAAAGACGCATCAGCGTCAACAGGGGCCAGCGACTTGGCCAAGCCGTCTGTCATTGTCTTGATTTTGGTCGAGACAACATCAGAGGAGATCTTGCCTTCCTCAACTTGGTTGAGCAATTCAGTCAGCTTTGTCCGGCCCTCGGCTTCAAAATGCGAGGCAAGCTCAAGGCTGCGTGCTTTGCGCAAAGCCATGTCAAACACGTTTTGGCTGCCCGATGGCGCACCCAGCCACGACATGTCACCGCTCTTGGCCAACTCCAGCTGCTCTGCTGTTGGCGGGTTCTCGGCAGCGAACTGCACACCAGCACGCTCTTGCATCTTGGCGGCATCGCCAAATGCGCTTTGGCTCATGCGGTCAAGCAGCTGCGACAGAGTGTTGGCCTGCTGCGCTTGAGCCCGAGAGCCGACCATGTCGATCTGGGGCACATTGATGGCAGGCAGTTGAGCGCCAGGCACATTGGCCAGCTGCACACGGCCAGATTCAATTTGTGGAAGTGTTGCCATGCCAATGCCTTACTTAAATGTCTTTGCAAACTTGGTCAAGCCATCAGTGATGGTCGCCGTGGCCAACAAGCCTCCAGTGGCTCGCGCAGCCTTGGCCGCTGTCTCATACTGCCCAGCCTGCAAAGCAGCGCTGGAGCGCGTTATCTGGGCTTGAATCTGCGAGTTGGTCAGCATCGAGGACGCATCCTCAAAGCCAAGCACACGGGCCATGAGCGCATTGTAATCAGTCACGCCGACATCACGAAATGTCGCAGCCGTGTTGGCATCTTGCACAAACGCAGCAGAGCCCTCATTGAACGCCACACCATGGGCAGCAGCACGGGCCCGAGCGGTTGCGTTGGCTTTTTCCAAATTGCGCAGCAGGGCATTGCCAGCCATCTTGTAATTCAGGCTTTCAATGTCAGCACGCTTGAGCAAGCGACCAGCTTGAATCGCCGCATAGCGCTCCTCTTGGTCAGCCCTTACATTGGCAATGGCCAGCGTGTTGATGGCGTTAACCATCAGCCCAGTCTGCTGGTTAATCGCCGCAGCTTCTTGCGCCAACCCAGAGCCGATACTGGTCAGTAAACCAGCGCCAGCGTTGATGTTTCCGATCTGTTGTTCTGTCAATGCCATCATGTTCCCCCAGACACAGCGACCTTGTACTCAAGGCCAAGCAACGTCATTTTTTGCGGCAGGCTTTGGCTGATCTCAATGGCCTGCTCACGACTGTAACCCAGCACGCCATTGACACGCTTGATGCCTGTGAATTCTGCCACCGCCTCGTCCAGCAATGGGTTGTCAAAGCTGCGGAAAGGCACAGGGTTGCTGTTCAATTCCAAGTGCTGCGTGTCATCCACAATGGCGTTGATCTCCACAATGCGCTTCTTGAACGCAATGCGTGTGCCAGTCTGCAACTTGATCTCACCAGGCATGGTCTTGGCATACACAGTGACCGGCAAGCCGACCTCATAAGAAGTCGTGCTGGCCCGGTCAAAGGTCACAGAGCCACCGCCGCTCACAGTCTCATTGGACTGCGGCACGCCATCGGTGATCACATTCAAAGCCTTGCCAATGTGCGGCAGACTGCTGGCGCTGGAAGCAGCACCGCCAGAAAACGCGCAATCAGTGAACAAGTTGTCGCGGAACAGCTCAATGAAATACTTTGTTGTCCCGTTGAAGACACGGCGCACCACGACATAAATGTCGCTCACATCCACTTGCACATCCAAGAACTTGCCGTCTGTGATGTATTCAGACGGGGCGGTGATTTGCTGCGAGCGCATCACAGAAAAGACAGCCATTGTGCCGTCTGTTTCGTTGGCCATCATCAGCAGATCGCCCTCGTCTGTGCTGTTTGCTCGGCGCAGCGTCATGCGGGTTGGCGACTTTAGCAAGTGGCCAGCAAGCAAAGAGATGCGCTGCGTCACATAGGTCGCCTGCGTGTCGCTGAACATGAACTCGTTGACAGACTTGCCCAAGCGCTGGATGTACACAGAGCCAGACTCAAGGGCTTGCACCCGTGTGCCAGGCTTTGTGCCATTGCGCGACACGGCCTTGAACGCAAGCGTCAAAGGCGTGATTGGCTCAGTGCCAACTTGCGGGACATAGAACTCGCCGCCAGTGGTGAACACTTGCAGATCTCGGCCAGAGATCATGTCAACAATCACGTTGAGTGAGCTGGTGTCCAGCGTTGCATCAATGGCATCATCGTCCAAAGACTCGCTTGGCACAAAGTCAAAGAACAGACCGATCTTGCTGCCCCATATTGTGGATGGCCGAGACTTGCTGCCACCGAAATACAGACGGCCCTCATGGAAGGTCACGGTGCGTGGCCAGCCCTTGGAAGAACTCCAGACATCTTCATATCCAGATTCAATTTCCCAATTGCCTTGGGCAATGTTGCTGGTGTTGAAGAATGGGTATTCTGTGACAGCCTCCACAACAGTGTTGCTGACATATCGCACAATTCGCGCACGCCCTTGCGGAACGGCGTTAATGTATTGGTTAACACTTGCTGTTGTAAAGATGCTGTTTTGAGCGGTCAGCGTGACATTCCCAGAAACAGAGCTTGGCGTTAAATGGCCAGCAGATGGTGTCGTTGTGGTTATTGTGAACGCATATTTTGGAATGCTGTCAAAGCTGATGGTGCTGATTGTCCAGCTTGAGTCAGAGCCGCCACGCACCAAACGCTGCGGAGTCAAGTCCTCTTGCACAATGATCATCGTGTCTGCGCTCTGCGTCCAAACAATGTTGGCCAGCATGGCAGCCGTGATGGTCGTTGTCAGATAAGCGTTGCCAGAGCCGTTGATGTTGGTGATCTGCACGCCATCCTTCAAGATGTACATGCGCAGATCGGTGAAGCACAGCATGTAGCTGTCATCCACAGAAAACTCAAACGGAACCAGACGCACGCCATTGGCAGCCGCGCTTGGCAGCTCGACAATGTGCTTCAGGCCGGGACGGCGGCGAATGCCACCTTGCGGCTGCACCACCACGTTGGTGGCCTTTGCCAAGGCGTTTGTGTACTGCTGGAGATCAACCCTTGAACGCAGCAAAGGGTCAAGCTCGCCTGTAATGAAGCTCGTCTGGATGTCAACAAAACGTGGCATGTCAGCCCCTCACAGCGATCAGGGTGTAGTCTTCAATGATGCGAGTCGGCTGGCCTTGGCCATCAATGTTCATGGCTGTGCGCATGTGGCCACCACGGCCATTTTCGGACGGGCCACCAACAGCAATGCTCTGCCAGTATTGTGCGCGATCTGATTGCTCAGTGACTGGCAAAGCCAAATGCCATGCCATCATGTACTTGAGCAGCTGCACAAAATACTTGGGCATCGCGTACTCAGGGGTCTGGAATTGGTAGTCAATGTAAACCGTGTCCAAATCTGTCAGCAGCTTGTCGCCCTGAATCTCCCAGTCTTTTTGTACTGGCGAGCCGGGATTGGCAGACTGATAAACAGCGCGAGGGCTTGCAAGGCGGTCGCCTGGCAGCAGATATTCGTATTTCCACACACTGGTCGGTGTTGTGGTCAAGCGAGCGAGCTTGATTTTTTTGAGCGTAAAGCTCCAAGGATAGGTGGTCAGCGTGGTGTCACGCAGATCAGGATACAGACGGTCGCACACGCTTGACTCGTCAGTGCCATCGTTGAATGACGAGATGGCTTTCGCACCCAGCATCAGCAGGGCATCAGAGCAGATTGTGATTGCGGTATCGCCAGCAGCCATGTGAACCTCTTAATGTGAGAAAGGCCAGCCCCCGATTACTCAGTGGCTGGCCCGTTCAGTTTAACCCCGATTAGTCGGAGTCAGTTGCGGTGACGGTCAAGCCGTCAGTCACATCAACCACTGTACCGCTGTTGGCGTTCACCCAGACCAAGGTCATTGCGGGTGTGCCACCAGTGCTGGTGTAGCAGAAAATGATGTCGCCAACGCGCAGCAACGAGGCCAATGCGTTGAAGTAGCCTGCTGTGTTCACATCAGCAATTGCGTCAGCAGTTGAGTATGTGTGGACAGAAGGAGCCACGCCCGACTTGGACGCGCCGTGGGTGTTAAAACCAGCTGAATCGAAAGCCATTTTTAGACCCTCCTATTAAGCGGCTGCCGCGGTGTCGCGAGCCGTGATCTTGACGATACCTTCGGCATCAATCGCCACAGCACCAGCGGAGAACAGGGCGTTAACGAGCCAGCTGGTCTTCTCAGGGATGTAGTTGATTTCTGTCTTGGGCGCGATGCCTTCTGCGTAGCCAATGGCATCGCGGTGGAAGGCGTACAAAGTGCGGTCAGACGAACCGTCAATGGGCAAGCCACCTTCGGTGCGATCACCCAACACATGGAACTGGAAGCCCATGAATGTGGAGATCTCGCCTTGTACCAAAGCCTTGACGGTGTTGAAGTCGGAACTCGTCACCGAGGTCTGCTCCAGCATCGCGTTCAGCGAGTTGGCGTGAATCAAAACATGACGGCCTTCGGCTGGAACGTTTTTGGCGTTCAAGATCTTGGCGGCTTCGCGCAACTTGGCGATGTTCATGTTGGTGTTTGCACCACCGATGCTGTTTGCCACAGTGCCAGTGCCAGAGGCAGCAGACAGGGCATCCAGAATCAATTGGTCTTGGCGGCGGCCAATGGCAGCACCAACAACTTGCACCAATTCGCTGCGCTCGTCAAAGTTCACTTTGGCTTGGCTGAAGATGTCGCTGTATTCAGCGGCGTTCCAGTCAGACAAAGTGCAAGTGACGTTGCTGAAACCCACGTTCATGGGAGTCACATCGGTTTGCGTGACGCGAGGCATGGCAACGCCACGACCCACTTTGGGGAATTTTACGGAAGAACCTTCGACACCACGGCGCTGACGAACAGCACCCACCAGCATGGCTTTGCCCTGGTAGGCTTGTTTGACTTCAGCATCGAAAAGTGTGACAAAGGCGTTCGAGAGAGAAGCGCTCATTTGTTTACCTCATTCGGTTGATTGATCAGGGTTTATCGCCTCGGTGAGCCAGTTGCCTGGGCCTTCGCTTGCTACTTACGGCAGCCAATCGTCAGCATCATCACTGCGGTCAGGGCCGATTGCTCGGTTGTCCTTGGGCCGGATTGTATTGCAATTTTTACAAAATGCAAATGCACCCCTTGAAAAGTAAAAAAA